TCCAGGCGCGAATTTTCTATATCAGCCATTCTGGAATTGCCATATCACGCTATTCCCTGGGAATTCTTGCCTTATGTCTGTCGAATCCGGCGTGCGCTCAGACTTGCGGAAGCTGGGCATTCCAGAGCCGTCAACCGCGCTGGAGAATACGGCGGTTACGCTCGCTAAACTACTGGACGACGATAACGCGGACGCTAAAACCGCGGCGGGAATAGCGCGCGAATTGCGCCTTACCATGCTCGCCATTGCAGGCCAGGAAACGCCGGGCGAGAGCCCGTCTGACCAGCTAGCGGCGCGCGTCCGCGAAGCGTCATGATTCACGGCGTACAGCTACCGCGCCTGTCGCTGCTACCGCGGGACCGCGCGGTTACGTGGGGCGGCGAAGCCGCGGAGCTTGCGGCATCCGCGGGCCTGGAGCTTGACGCCTGGCAACGCTACTGTCTTGACGGCATGCTCTGGCGCCGCGGCGACGGCAAGTGGAGCGCGTTTGAAACGCTGATCATCTGTAGCCGGCAAAACGGGAAAGGCAGTATCCTGGAGGCGCGCGAGCTTGCCGGGCTCTACCTATTCGAGACCGACCGCCTTATCCTGCACACGGCGCATGAGCATAAAACCGCGAGCGAGCATTACCGTCGCGTGCGGGGCCTGATTCAGAACACGCCGGATCTTGAGAAGAAAGTTATTCGCTCGTCCTCGGCGTACGGCCGGGAATTCATAGAGCTACGCGCTAAGCCCACAATCGTTATCGGGGCGGGCGGCCAGTACGTGAGGCGGGCGGAGCGGCATAGGCTCGTCTTTATCGCGCGTTCCGGGGGAAGCGGCCGGGGGTTTACCGGCGATTGCCTCATTTACGATGAGCATATGATCTTGGATGCGGATAAGGTTTCCGCGTCGCTCCCGTCGCTATTCGCCCGGCCTAACCCGCAAGTGATCTATGCGGGTAGCGCGGGGCTGAAGACGTCCAGCCAGCTAGCATCCGTGCGCCGTCGCGGAGTGGCCGGGACGTCGCCCGCGCTTTTCTTCGCTGAATGGTCAATCCTGCCGCATGACGAGTATTGCGCGCCCGGCTGCGATCTCCACGACGACGCAGACGATATGCAATCAGTCGCGACGGCTAACCCGGGACTGGGAATCCGCATAACGCCCGAGATGATAGAGCGGGCGCGCGACGCTTTCTCGAATGACCCGGAAGGCTACGCGCGGGAGATCCTGGGCGTGGGGCAGTACCCGGCGCCTTCGGATGCCTGGCTGGTCATCCCGCGCGCCTGGTTTACCGCGACGCGCGAAGCTCTTGAGAGCGACGCTGAGCCCCCGCGTCCCAAGGGGGTTGTCTTCGGTATCGACGTGAGCCCGGATCGCTCTGTAGCGACGCTCAGCGTCGCGGGGATGCGCCCAGACGGGTTTATCGGCCTGGAGATCCTGGACAGGCGCCCCGGGACGGCATGGATTACGGCGCGGGCGGCAGAACTAAACCAGCGCTGGCGCCCCGTGGCTTTCGTAATCGACAGGCGCGCCGCGGCCGGGTCGCTCGTGACGGACATGGAGCGGGCCGGGCTCCCCGTGCAGGCGGCCGGCGCTCAGGATATGGCGCACGCGTGCGGCCAGCTATACGACGCCTTCCGGGACGATCTCATCCGCCATTACGGCCAGACGTCATTGGAGAAAGCGATAGCCGGCGCAGATAAGCGCCCGCTTTCCGAGGCGTGGGCGTGGGACCGGCGTAATACGGCGGCAGACATCACGCCGCTAGTGTCGGCAACGCTCGCGGTATGGGGCTACATGAAATTCAGCGCGGGCGCAGATTACGACGCGCGTTATTCCGTGCATTTCGATCTTGACGAGATTACGCGCCTGGTGAGAGCCGGCTACTACGGCCCGGCCGACCTTAGCCGGCTGGCCGCGGAAGGCTTGATTTCGCAAGACGATATCCCGGCCGTTATCAAGGCGGCGAGAGAGAGCGCAGATGGCTAAGCGGATTGTTACCCTCGCCCGCCGGGTTGGCGCTAACGGCGCGGCTGCGAGGATAGGCGCGACACTGCCCGGCCTGGGCGGGATGGCGCTGCTTGCCCTGGGCGCCGCGTGGATTTACCCGCCCGCCGGCCTGCTAGTCGGCGGGCTGCTATTGCTGCGCATAGACTCGCGTTTGTGAGCCGGGTAAATGGGTTTGCTATCAGGGAAGCCCCTGGTTAAGCGGCAGCAATACTGGGGGATCTCGCAGCCGTACGACCTGATTCCCAAGCGGGTAGGCGAGGGACCGGGGGGAACCGCGCCGGCGGTAACGCCAGACATGGCCATGCGCAATTCTGCCGTGTGGGCGTCGCTGCGCTTGCGCGCCGATCTCATATCGACAATGCCGGTCAACGTTTACCGGGACGTCGTACTGGAGCCCGGCAGCCCCCCTAGCCAGGTACAGGCGCCGCCGGCCGGAATCCTCACAGATCCGGAATTCATTCACTGGCTGTATGCGTCGCAGGTAGAGCTAGACCGCTCCGGGAATTCCATAGGCATCATCCGGGAAGTGGACGGCGCCGGCTACCCGGCCGCCATAGAGCTTCAGTGCAGCGATTCGGTTAGCGTAACCGTCCGCGACGGCAAGATCATTGAATACCGGATCAGCGGGCATCCTTTCTCGCCGGATGTCATCTGGCATGAGAAACAATATGTTGTCTCCGGCTCGCCGCTGGGGCTGTCTCCCGTCGCGTACGCGGCATACACGCTCGGCGAATACCGGAGCGTAGAGCAATTCGTAACCTCATGGTTCATGTCCGGCCAGACTCCGCGCGCCCGGCTGAAGAATTCGCAGAAGCTGGTAGACCCCAAAGAGGCCATGGCCGTAAAGGAATCATGGCGGGCGAGCGTGGAGCTAGGCCAGCCGTTCGTTACCGGGAATGACTGGGATTACGACCTGATACAGGCTAAAGAGGCTAGCGCCGACTGGCTGGAAGCCAAGCGTTACGGCTCCGTTGACATCGCGCGGTTTTTCAACGTCCCGGCCGAATTGATAGACGCGAATGTCAGCGGGCAGTCCGTAACGTACGCGAACCTTAATGACCGTAACCTCCAGTTGCTTATATTCCACCTTTCGCCCGCCATCACGCGGCGGGAACTGGCGCTTTCCACGCTGCTCCCGCGCCCGCGGTACGTGCGGTTTGACGCTAACAATCTCCTGCGGATGACGCCTGGCGCCCGCGCTGAATGGATGAGAACCCAGATAGACGCGCGGATTTTGAGCCCCAATGAAGCGCGGGCGATGGAAAACCGCAAGCCTTTCACGCAAGACCAGATAGACGAATTCGAGAAAGTCGGCCTGAATAAGACGGCCACGGGCGCTCTTACCGGGGAAACGAAACTGCCGCCCCCGGAGGCGCCGGCGCCCGCGAGCGAGGGAAGCACTAATGGCTAACGTGGATAATAGCGCGTGGGACGCGTCTAAGGCGTGGGCGAACGGCGCGGAAAGCGACGATCCGGAAGCCTTCTATAACGGCATATGCGCCGGGAAAAAGGCGGGCGACCCTAAGACGCAGGCGGCACACGCCTTGCCGCACCATTACCATCCCGGCGACCCCCCTAACGCGGCTGGCGTCCGCAATTCCCTCTCACGTCTTCCGCAAACCCAGGGGTTGACAAACAAAGCTCAGGCGCAATCGCACCTTGACGCGCACATGAGCGTCATTCAGCCGGCAAGCGAGAATTCGGCCGGCGGGGATGACGGCCCGGCGCGCGGCGGCAGGCGGCAGGCTCGCGCCGAAGGCGCCATTCCCGGGGGGACGGCCCGGATGCACGCGTTTCCCGGGAAGCTCCGGGCAACGCTAGTCACGCGCGACGATAAGCAATTCTACGAAGTAGAGGGATACGCGTCGGTATTCGAAGTCGGTTACGAAATGTTTGACATGTTCGGGCCGTACCGGGAGATAGTTGATTACCGCGCGTTCGATAAGTCAATGGCGAATGGTCCCGATGTCGCGTTCCTGGTTAACCATAAAGGCGTGACGATGGCGAGGACGACTAACGGCACGCTGGAATTGTCAACCGATATGACGGGCCTTAAGGCTCACGCCTTCCTTAATGCCGACAGGCAGGATGTAAAGGATTTCGCTTCCGCTATCCGGGACGGGCTAGTGGATGAAATGAGTTTCGCTTTCATGCTTAACGATGGGATGTGGAATGATGATTTTGACGAATTCCGCATCCTGGAGGCAGACATAAACCGCGGGGATGTTAGCGGCGTGAATTTCGGCGCCAACCCCTATACGTCTATCCAGGCTCGCGCGGCTGAATGGCTGGCCGACGCTGAGCGGATGCCTACCGCCGTAGCGCGGGCCGCGTTCGCCCGCCTGGCGCGCCGCGAGGACATCGCGGAGCCCGGCCCGGCGCCGGACGCGCCGGAATTCCCAGATGGGACGCTTTCCGTAGAGCTTGCCGGCGAATTGTCAGCCGCAAGCTTCGGAGAGTAACGCGCAAGTCAGAGCGCGCAAAGCCCGCCAGTCAGAGCGGCAATTCAAATCGGATTCAAAGGCAAAGGAATTGCCACCATGTCTAATATTGACGAACTGGTTTCGTCTATCGAAGTTGAGCTAGAGCGCGCGGAAAAGCGTTTCGAGAAGGCGCGCGTTGAAAGCAAGCTCATCCTGGAGGACGCGCGGAAAGAGGCGCGGGCCGCTCTGACGCCCGAGGAAACGGAGCGTTTCGAGACGCTGCGCGCCGCGGGCGAGAATGCGCGCGAGGAAATCGCGGCAGTGAAGGATAAGCTCGCTCGGGCTACCGCCATCCAGGCGGAAGAGAGGGAAGCTGATAAGCTCGCGAAGGAAACGCGGGAAACGCAGGCGCCCAAACCGAAGTATGACGAGGTTATGCGTGTCGGTACCGAGGAAAGGACATACAATCCCGGTAACGATCCTTCCGGTACGCATTTCCTGCGTGACGTCGCGCTAGGCTCTATCTGGCGCGAGCCGCGCGCTAGCGAGCGTCTTACGCGGCATATGCAAGAGGAACGCGTGGAGCGCGGCCAGTACGCGGAACGCGCGGGCGATATTGCAACGTCCGGAATGGGCGGGCTAGTCGTTCCGCAGTTCCTGGTGGATATGACCGCAATGGCTACGGCTAACCTCCGTCCGTTTGCGGACGCGTGTAATCCTCACGTTCTCCCGGCCGATGGCATGTCCGTTACCATCCCGACTACCAGCGCGACGTCCGCGGCCATCGTGGCGACAGAAAACACGGCGGTTTCGGATACGGCCATGACTGAGACCGACCTGACATTCTCGGTTAAGACCGCGGCGGGCCAGCAGTCCGTTTCCCGGCAGGCCATCGAACGCGGTACGGGTATCGGGGATATCGTCGTGCAGGATCTTTTCCGGCGTTACGCGACGGCTCTTGATAACGAGCTTATCAATGGCGCGACGACCGGGCTTAAGGCTAAGGGGACGGTAAACACTTATACCTCTGGCAGCCCGACAGGCCCGGAGCATTACTCCCGGATTCTCGGCGGCATGAGCGCCGTGGAAGTCGCGCTGAAAGGCGTAGCCAAGCCTGATCTCGTGGTTATGCACGGGCGCCGGTGGTACTGGCTCCAGGCGCAGATGGTTTCCGTCTGGCCGATGATTAACGGGAGCTTTAACGCCAATAGCGCAGGCGTGACGAACGGTGCTGGTTACGGGGCCGCCGTCCGCGGCCAGCTTCCTAACGGAACCGCCGTAGTCGTGGATGACAACATCGTTACCAACCTGGGCGCCGGGACTAACCAGGACCAGATTTACGTAACCGCTTCCGCTGAGTGTCATTTGTGGGAAAGTCCTGGCCAGCCCGTATTCATTCGGGCCGAGCAGCCGCTGGCTAATCAGTTGTCAATTCTATTCGTGGCCTATGGCTATTTCGCATACACATTTGCGCGTTATGCGAATAGCGTTCAGACAATCGACGGCACC